CCATCTGCTCTTCTGTTTTTATCTCTTTTACCTTTTAAAATATCACTATCAACTTTTGCTGCTTTACCTCCAGTTAATGCAGAATTAACTCTAGCCATTGCCCATGCTTGAGGGCTAACACCTTTTCTATGACCGCTTGTTCTGTATGCAGCTAATCCTCTATTATAAATTGCTCTGACTTTACTCGGTGATACACCAGCTTTTTTTGCTTTATTTCTAATTGCAGTTGCTGTACTTGATTTTTTTGCTTTAGCCATACATCTCCTTAAATTTTTTATTATGTTTACTTTTCTTTTTAGATCCTACAAACTTACCACCTTTTTTATCTCCCGGTAAAACTCCAGAACCTTTATTATCTTTATTCAATCTTTTTAATGCCGCTTTTCTTTTAGCTCTTAATGCACCTGACGTTCCAGCTAAATATTGTTTTTTAACTTTTTTCTTTTTAGGTTTAGTCATAGTGTTTTTAAATCCTTTTCTATTAAGCACGTTTTTTCTTTTTACCTGCTTCTGAAAGAGCAATAGCTATTGCTTGTTTTCTAGATTTTACTTTTTTCTTAGATTTACCAATAGGTAATTTTCCTTTTTTATATTCTCTCATTACCTTTGCTATTTTCTTTTCTTTTTTAGTTTTCATTTAGGAAATCCTTTCCTCATATTTTTGTAAGCTTTTTTAGATATTGTTGATTTAGATTTTGGTCTACTTTTACCAGCTTTACGTCTGGCATTTATATTTGCATAAAGTCCCTTTTTCATAGTTTCATAATACCTCCTGGTTCATACCATACTTTCCTAAGTAAGATATAAAACAAAAAAGTTAATTATTCTAGTATTATTTTTAATCGAGAATTAAAGCTTTAATAGATTTTCTGCCTTTATATATCTCTGTCTTTGCTTTACCTTTATAACATTTATAAGATACAGATTCAGAATATTCTCTTTCAGCATGTCGTTTTCCTCTCAAACATGCCGCCATGTTTTCTTGAATCAAATGTTCTTTGATTTCACCATTTACAAACATAAGTAGAGCAACTACAGCTTCAATCATATTTCCTCACATATATTAATATTGATAATACAATAATTGAAACTAATGAACCTACAAAAAATAAACCTATCATTGATAATTACCGTTTTTATATCCTAAATCTCTATTAGCATCTTTTAATTTTTCAATATCAATTAAAACCTTATCCATTTGTTTTCTTAAAAACTCAATGTTTACTTTGTTTAAAGCCATATTTTCTATGTGTGCATTTAATTTATCAGTCGTTTTATATAAATCTTCGATCATCATAAATTGTTCTGAATCAGCTGGTAAAGAACCTAGTTGCCCACGTGGCCATTTAATTCTAAAGTCTGTATTTTCTGTTAAATCTTTTTCCATTAATTCTAATCTTGTGCCATGTTGGTTTAACTTCTCTACAATACCAAAATAACCCCACACGCCCATTGCTACAATAATTATCAATGAAGCAACCGTCTTCATCGGCATTTGCACTTTGGCTTCTTCTCCGATATTTAAAGGTTTAGACATTTATTTTTTTCTTTTTTTTCTTAAAATTTTTACTCTTGATTTCCAACACCATTCTGTAAACTTAATAGCATAAGTTTCTACAAAAGAAATTGCATCATCTAATTTAGCAAAACAATTATAAATAAATCTATCTAACATTTCCATCTTCTTCTAGCTTGTCTTATTCTAGAATTAGGATCGTTTCTAGTTTTAGCAGAGCTTCTTTTTAATTGTCCTAATGATCTTGCACAATATGATTTTCTTCTCTTAGCCGCTTTACTACCAGGTTTAACTTTACCTGTTACTGCCATAGATAATTTAGAACCAGGATTAGCTCGTCTATAAGCTCTAATACCTGCTCTAGTCATACCTGCACCTTTTTTAGTAGGTCGATAATATTTTTTTCTTCTAGGAATATCTCCAGTTCTTTTTCTAGGTCTTATTCTTGTTCTAGCCATGTAATGCCGCTCCTCTTTCTGCAGAATCAAAACTACTACTTTTTGAACGACCACCAGTATATTGACCTCCGCCTCTATAAGTATCTTGTGGTGTTGGTGTATTTGAACCAAATTCACCTTTATCAATTCTGTTCTGTAAATCTCTTACACTTTCTCTGTTAATTGCAGCTTCTTGTTCTTTAACAGCTTGATTATTTAATGCAGCACCAGCCATAAATGGAATTGCAAAAGGTGCAACTGCTCCTACTAAACCATAAGATCCAAAACCAGAAATAGCAGAACCAAATCTTGCTACGTTTTGTATACTAGAAGGTATACCTAAATTTTCTTCTACAAAAGAATTATAAGCTTGTATATTTTTTGAAATAATATTATCAGCTTTTTCAAAAGCACTTTCTGTAGGTTCTTCAAAATCAAATTTAAAAAAATTGTCTTTTTTTCTATCTTTTTCTATGTCTTCTATTTCACTGTACTTATCATCAAAAGTTTTTGGTTTGGTAAAATCTTTTACTTGTCCATCACTACCTTCAAATATAGGACAAATACCATTTACTGACATTCTTCCATTTGGACAAATAAATTCATTCATATTCTTTGTAACCTCGGATCATTAGATAAAATATTTTTAGAAGCTTTAGGTCTTGCAATAGATTGCTTGCTTCTTTCTCGTAGAACAGCTGTAGCTGAATCTTTTTTTCTTTGTTCTTCTTTAACTTTTTTTAAATCCCATTTAAAATTCATCGTCCTTGACCTTTATACCTCGTTTGTTTTTTTTGTCTTTTTTCATTTTTGTTCAAAGACTTTTTGTGTTTGCCTGGTCTTTTCTTAGGCTTTGGTCTCGGAACAAAATGTACAAACTTTTGTTTAGCCACTATTTATTTTTTTTTAGGCTTCAATTGTATAATTTTAGCTTTTTTCTTTTCAAGGATTTTACTAGCTCCAGGATAATCTTTTGCTTTTCCTTTGTAAAGAAGCCCGCCTTTGAAATTATCTGATACAGAAGCATTAGCAGTCATCTCTCTATCTTTAGACTTACCATCTTCGTAACCATCATCATCAAAAATTTTAGCTTTAGTAGTATCATCAAAGTCTACATCTAAAATTTCTTTAGTGACATCTTCTCTTGTTTTTTTCATCTTCTTTTTTTCCTTTTACCTTTTTTAATTACACCTCTTGCAATTAAAATATCTTTCTTAGTTACTTTTCCATCTCCAGACATATCTGGAAATTTACCTTTTTTCTTTTTCTTTTTTTTCTTCATCATCTTACCAGTAATCTTAGAGTTTTGCATTCTGCCTTCTCCTGATCCTGCGCCTGCTGTCATTTTCATATTCCACTCCTCATATTCCTTTTATCTCTAAAAATTTTAAATTCAGTTTTTGCTGGATTAGTATGTACGAAACCTAATTGTTTAGCAGAATTAATACCAGGTAAAGTTGCAACGAAATTTTTCACTCTTCCTTCTGCTCCTTTATCTCCTTTAAAAACAGATTTAAAATCTAATCTTTGATTTTTAGTTAAATCTGAAGCTCTTAATTTTGACATTATGATATTCTGCTCCTTACTTTTTTTTCATCTGGAAAAATTTTGAATTCAGTTTTTGATGGATTAGTATGTGTAAAACCTAATTTTTTAGCAGAATCAATACCAGCTAATCTTTTATTTTTACTTTTAAATTTTCCATCTTTTTCTGCTTGATCAAAAAGTTTTGGTATTAATTTTCCTATCATGATATTTCTACCTCGATTTTCATAGCTTTCATCATTTTTGCATGTTCAGCTTTTCTATCGTCATCTATTTTTACAACTTCGTCACCAGGATTTTAACGCCTAGTCTAGGTTGCTTGCCTGTTTTTTTAAATGGGTTACTCATCTTTTAAGTCCTCCGGTGTACTTAGTTTTTTATTCAATATACCTTGAAATACTGATTGTGTAAAGGTCGGAAGCATTAATTCGCTTATAGGATTTTTAACATGGCCAGTAGACCAAGAAATACAAGGTACTCCCTTTTCGTCCCAAGCTACAAGAGCATATCCTTTAATATCTACTTTATCGCTAATTTTGATACAAGCATCATGAAAAGCTTGAACTACTTGATCATCTTGTATTTGAACTTGTTCTTTAGGTGTAGGTTTTCTAGGAGTTAATCTCCACCTATCAAGAGTAATAATGTTTGTTTTGGCGCAATTGTTTTCTTGTTTCATTATCATCGTCCTCTGGATCGTCTGGATGTAACACTAAAAATCCATCACGTATCCTCATTAAAGCTTGCACAATTGTATCATGAATATCATCATGCTTCCCATATGGAAATTGTGCTGATTCTTCTATAACATCCTTAGTCCATTCTTCGTCCATTGTAAACACTAAACCGCCTTCAAACATTGAAGCTACACTGTGTGTTCTTGAAACTTTATCTCTTTCTGGCGTATAAGTAACTATAGGAACTCCGGATCTTCGCATATCTTGTATTAAAGATTGACCACTAGCTCTTTTTTCAATTAATACTTGATCGGGCATCCATTCGTAATAACTGTCTTGTGCTCGTTTTCTTAAATCTGGATATTCTAATCTTTCTTTCCAAGCATCTAATAATATGCATGCAGCGTAAGGAACATTATTTTCATCTCTAGCTGTAAAGACGCCCCATGTAGTACATGCTGAAAAGTCAGCAGAAGATTTTGTACTAAACGCAGTATCATAAGATTGTACAACGTAACCTAATGTTGGAATTTTTTTCTTATCATAAATATTCCACCAATCCCTTTTTATAATACTGCCTTCTTCGTTACTAGGACGTTGTTGATAAAGAGCTTGCCATACACGTTCACCAACTGTATTTTGAATTTTTTGTAAATCAGTTTTACTATATGCTTCTGGCCATAAAGCATTACCTTTATCATCTATAGCTGGTAAATCTAAAACTTTCCAATCTTCTCCTGATTCATTTAAAATATATCCTGCTAAATCATCCTGGTGCCATCTAGTTTGAATTACAATAATCTTTCCGCCTGGTTGTAATCTTGTGTAAGCTACAGACTTATACCATTCTAATAAATTTCTTCTTTGAACTTCTGACTCTGC